ACAACAGATACTTTGCGCCCCTACAGTTCCAGATAAACTTTAAGAAAACTCTTTCTGTTGTCGCCGAAGCCATACAGGTCTCTCGTCGCCAATCAAAACCCGAGATTACAGTTACAGCATCTTCGATAATTTCTTCGAAGCCTTCTACACCTGCTGTATCTGCGATAAAATTTGAACAGAAGCCTACGCAAAAAGTTGAGGAATCTTCACGGGCTTTTGAGAGCGATCAGGTAGCTTCTCAGCCCGTGATCCCGCCGCCGACACCAGGCTCTCTTAGAGACGCATTCTTAAAAAGATCTTTTCAAGAAACTTCTCTTAAAGAGAAGTTCTCAAAGTGAAGATTTTTATAAGACAACGAGCCAAGACGTGATTGATGCACGAGAGTGAGAGCCGAACGCCAGGAAAGTGCCATAAAATCTCATGGCGGCCGAAAACAAAACTTAGATGATCGCATACTTATCGTTCTAAGCTAGGTGTGATGTATGGCAACTTTTTCAAACACAATCTCTCCGACTCCTTTCGGATTTTTCGATTCGGATGCTGACTTTCAGTCAGAAGCAGACGCCATGGTCACTTATGTCAAGAGAAAACTCGGCGATGATGTTCTCTCTGTGGAGCTGACAAAGAAGGAAATATGGGCATGCTTCGAAGAGTCAGTTTGTGAATATTCTCGACTTCTTCATGAGACCAAGATAATTTCAGAGTTGACCAACGTCTTGGGCGCCGCCACGGGATCTGTCAACATCACGAACAGATATACACAGCGATCTCTCGAGTATCTCTTGAGAATGGCAGAGCCCTATGCGACCAATGCTTTCGTTGGTGGGTCTGAGAATGCAATATTCGGATATTTCGATATTGTTGCAGGACAGCAAGATTACGACATATATTCTGACCTTAAGGACGTTGTCAGCGGAAGCAATGTATACAACAGTCTTTCTCAGAAGGGAAAGCTGAGAATTGTGGAGTTATTTCATGTTGAGCCTCTCGCCGCACAACACTTCCTCCTCAACGCTAGCAATATCACCAACTTTCTATCCACCAACTTCAATTACGAGTCTTATGTAAATTCTTCCATATTTTATGTCCTTCCAATCTTCGAAGATGTCTTAAGAAGAGGCATGTTGGAGTCGGCTTTTAGAGTGAGAAGATCTCATTATTCTTACGAAATAATGGGAAGCAAATTGAGGATATACCCGATTCCAATCACAGATCTTCAAGTTGGAAAGCTGTTCTGCAAGGTGCTGCCGCCGCAGAATCCGCTGAATCCGAGCGCCTATGGAGATCAAACAATTTACGGAATATCTGGCGCATCAAACGTGCCGCTGGACAATTTACCTTTTGCCACAATAAATCAGCCTGGCAGGCAATGGATAAGACAATATACGCTTGCTCTTTCAAAGGAACTGTTGGGTCTCATTAGATCCAAGTTCCAAAACATACCCATTCCAAACGCTGACCTACAGTTAAACGGAGAAGCGCTTGTCAATCAAGGGCGAGAAGACAAAGACCGCCTTCAGACTCAGATGAAAGAGTTCCTTGCTCAATTAACACACCAGAAGCTGTTGGAGGCTGATGCTGCTGCCTCAGAGTCACTCAACAAGCAGCTGAAGTTTGTTCCCATGCCTAAAGGTTCTGCAATTACTATTGGGTGATCCATGGCACGCTTATTCATTACACCGAGAGAATTAAACTTTATTTCCGACATTACCAAAGAATTGATCAAAGATGTTGTCGGACAAAAAGTGTACTATTATCCGATTTCAGAGCTAAAGACGAAAACCCACGCAGTTTACAACGAATCTCTCAAGAAGATTTATGATAATCCCATAGCGCTTGATGCACTCGTAGACAATAACTTTCAGAACGACACTAAGATCGATAAGTTTGGAATAGATGCACAATACAAGGTTGAAGTCTACGTTCAGCATAGAGACCTCGTTGACAAGGGAATCAATGTTGCTATTGGAGATTTTTTCTCTTTCTCTGATGTCTTCTATGAAATTACTGAGCGTGTTTTCATGAGAAATATTTACGGAATGCCCGAACATAAAGATGGAGTCAAACTTGTTGGAGTCAAGGCCCGCGAAGGTCTTTTCTCTGCACCTGTTTTAGGGCCTACTGATATACGGTATACAGACTCCGACGCTGTTCAGACAGATTTTCACCAACAACGCGGTGATTCTCTCGATCAAGAAGGAAATGAAACCGGAGACAAGCGTGATCTCGTGGAAAACGGAGTCCTTGACAAGCCCCTCACGGGTCCAAAAGAAATTTCCGAAAAAGGAGACCCAGCAAATGTCGGATCTGCCTTTTATGATGAGTGAGGGATGAAATGTCTACAAGATTAAAATCAAATTCAAAGAGAAATTTTGGTCAATCGCCCCTCCCCACGGGCTATGAAAACGTAGCAGGTTCTCCTGAATTTTCTATACCATCTTGCGGAATAGAAGACGTCGATATGTCTATGTTCAGTCTCTTTGACAAAGAGATATCAGCAGAGTGCGGCGGGATAGATTCTGCTCCCCTCAAGAAAGTTCCTGTAATTTTTGCTGCCGGAGAGAAGTGGGCATTGCTGAAAAAAGGCAATCTCTTGAGGGACAAAAACAATACGCTTATTTTGCCTCTCATCACTATAATGAGAACAGAGCTGAATCAAAACATCGGAGACGACGTAGTCGGAAGAGGAATAAATCAACAGCTAGGTGAGATTATCGTTAAGAGACGACTGGACAAATCTGATAGAAATTATCAAAATCTAATCAACAGACTTTTGCTTCCGAATCAGTCCAATGTCAGCAATTCCAGCACAACAGGATTATCGTCTGATAGATCAGCTGGTTCTCTTGCAGGATTGAAATTCGCTAAAGATGGTGCATTTCTTTCTCCAAATTTGAAGAACAACGTATACGAGACGCTTGTGGTTCCAATGCCTCAGTTTTATACTGCAAAGTATCAAGTCACAGTCTGGACACAGTATACACAGCATGCGAATCAGATACTCGAAAAGATATTCAGCTCTTTCTTGCCGCAAGGTCAGTCTTGGCGTCTCGACACTCCAAAGGGCTATTGGTTTATTGCTAAAGTCGACGAAGGGTCTTTTGACACTGAGACCAATTTTGACGACATGTCTCAGCAGGAGAGATACATAAAGCATTCATTTAACGTAACTGTTCCTGCATACTTCTTTGTTTCTTCGGCTCCCGGTCTTCCCATTCCGATAAAGAGGTACGTTTCTTCTCCATTTGTTAGTTTTGACACCAATGCCTATCCATCCCTCACGGAAGAGACCAACGACTCGATGTATTCGCTAGGATCTGACGATCCAACTCTGCCGTTAGATGAAAAAAACAACAACAGAGACGACCAGAGAGATGTCGGATGGAGACAGCAAAAAGTGTACTCAATAGGAAATTCTGATGATCCTGCCGTCATAGAAAGCGATCCTGCTTCTCTTGGCATTCCCAGGGGATACATTAAGGTTAAAAGTACGACTTCGAAGGGAGAGACAGTTTATACAGGAGCTTCCTTGGAAGATCTGGAAATTGTTGTGATTAAGTGAGGTCTTCTTGCATTTGTCGGTGATAGTTATGACACAGAATCACTGATTGAAGGAGATTAGATAATGGCCGAGCAGACATTTAAGTCGCCCAACTTTTATGAGCGTGAAATTGACCTTTCAGCTCCAACCACTACCGGACCTGTGGGCGTCCCCGCTGCCGTGATAGGTACATCGAACAAAGGACCAGCCTTTGTTCCTGTTACTGTGTCCAACTTCAATGAGTTCTCACAGACTTTCGGTAATCTTGATCCAAAGCATTACGGACCTTATGCAGCTAACGAGTTTTTAAAGCACCGAGCATCATTGACATACACAAGAGTCTTGGGCGGCGGAGCGAACTCGACAGATGCAGATCTTGCGGAGACTCTGTCGTATGGAACAGTAAAGAACGCAGGCTTCACTTTGCCTGGATCTGTTGACGCACTCGTTGATGACAAGAGGGCTCTTGGGTCTGTTCAATTTTTAGTTGCTCAACATGCTCCTACTGCCAATAGCGCGTTTGGAATGCCTGTCTTCAATGACAACGACACAGTTTTAGGAGGAAATGTTAACCTCGTAAGAGGTCTTATCATGACCCCCAACACGGCAAGAATAATGGTTCTAACTAGTTCTGCCGCTGCTGTTGGTCTTGGTCCCTCTACGCTTGACGCCACGACTGTTGACGCTTCGTCTAAGTTCAAGATCGTGATATCTTCTTCTCTCGGATCATCTTTCTCATCGGCAGATGGCTCTTCTGGAGTCAAGGTTCTTACGGCTTCATTTGATCCCTCTGACAAGGATTATTTTGGAAAAATACTCAACACGGATCCAGACAAGTTCCATCAGGAGCAACACTATCTTCACGCAGACTTTGCAGTTGATCCAAACGTTGCTCACGTCGCTGCTGATTCTCCCGTCGCAATCCTTTCAGGTTCCAGCGGCGTAAGCTCTGCGGGAAATTCAAGCCTTTCATATAGAGAGATGTTCGGTTCTTATGATACGCGTTACAAGGCGCCCAGCACAAGCTACTTTATATCTCAACCTTTCGGAAATACTGAATACGATCTCTTCAAGATCGAGGCAATAGACGATGGAGAATATGCCAATAATCTCTACAAGGTTTCTATCAGCAACGTGAAGGCCTCGACCAACGATTCCTATGCTTACGGTACGTTTAACGTTCAGATTCGTTCGTGGGATGATACAGACACATCGCTTAATATTCTAGAACAATTCACTAACTGTTCTCTCGATCCAAATTCTGAAAATTACGTAGCCAAGCTTATAGGAGACAGAAAGGTCTACTATAATTTTGATGCATCTAATCCGTCAGAGAAGAGGATTGCTGCAACAGGCAAGTATGCCAACAACTCCAAGTACGTCAGAATAGTAATGAGCGCCGAAATAGAGCGAGGAACAATCCCGACGAATGCTCTTCCTTTCGGATTCAGAGGCCCAAGTTTACTGAAAGTAAATCCGTCGCTAAAGGCTTCTGATGTTCTTAGCAGCGCCTCGTCTCGCCTCGGCGGCGTTTTAGGATCTCACACCTCAATAAGCAGCTCTTTCCTCCCACCCGTTCCTCACAGATACAAGGTGACGAGAGGTGAGACCTCGGGCGCTGGATTTGATGGATCTCCTGGCCCCTCTGAGCAGGCAAACGTCGCCTATTATTGGGGTGTTAAGTTCGAGAGATCTTCGACTGCAGCCGCTGATTCTACAAATGTTCTTAACTGCAACATCGTGAGTGAAAAAGATAGACTTCTTGAGTCATTTACGAAATTCTGCGGAATTGAGAAGCTCGATGCATTGACAACTGGCTCGTATTCTGACAGCCTTCATAACAACAAGTTTTCTCTTGCCAAGGTCGCACTATACAATGAGAATCTTTCAGAGCTCACAAGCTCTGTCAACAATCACATGAAGGAAGCCGCTTATATCAGAAACGCTAGATTGAACACCACGGATTATACCTGGAGGGAGGGAAGCAGAAGCAGAATGACTCTTGCGACGCTTCTTGCTTCGGGATCCGCTGCACAGTTTAACAGATTCTCTGCTTACGCGAAGTTCACCAACTTCATGTACGGCGGATTCGACGGTACAAACTTCCTCAACAGAGATGCACGCAGACTCAATGACAAGTCGGTTTCCTTCGAGTCTTCTGGTGGCGCCTCTGCAAATAACAGCATTGCTGGATTCTCTACGAATCCTTCTGGACAGGACGTCAACAACAACGGTGTCGCTTCTTACCTCACGGCTGTCGATATTGTGACCAATCCTCTCACGTCTAACAACAATATTCTCGCAATTCCTGGAATTCGTGAGACATACATCACGGACAAGACGATGCAGAAGGTCAGAGATTACGGTCTTTCTATGTACGTCATGGATGTTCCTTCGTACGACGATAACGGAAACAGAATATTCGATGATACATCCAATAGACCCAACATAAATCAGACGGCAGCTAACTTCGATTCAAGATCAATAGACAACGACTACACAGCAGTCTATTATCCTGACATCTTCATTGACGATGCTACTAATCGCAGAAAAGTGAAAGTACCGGCTTCGGTCGCCGCACTTGGTGCTCTTGCTTTCAACGATAGAGTTACATACCCGTGGTTCGCTCCTGCAGGATTTAACAGGGCTGCTCTTGACTTTGTTAGCAACGTAGCAGTTAGACTTGCTGGGGCTGATAAGGACAGGCTCTATGAATCTCGCATCAATCCAATAGCTTCGTTCCCGAGGCTCGGATACGTCATATACGGCCAGAAGACTCTCAAGATCAACAAGTCGGCGCTTGATAGAGTCAATGTTCGTAGACTCATGCTTGAGATCAAGCGAATAGTAATGGGAATAGCACAACGCCTCGTGTTTGAACAGAATACACCGGCTGTGAGAAATAAATTCGTCGCCGACGTATCATTCCAGCTAGGACTCATCCAGACACAGGCTGGTGTCGAGGCATTCCAGGTCATAATGAATGAGTCAAATAACACGCAAGAGGATTACGATCTCAATCGTCTCAACGGTCGAATAGTCGTTGTTCCAACACGCGTGGTCGAGTACATTGCAATTGACTTCATTGTCACAAATAGCGGTGTTCAATTCGTCTGAAATTCGCCATCAGGCACATAGTTAGAAAGAAATTGGGAGCAGATAAATGGCACAACTGAAATTCGGAAGCGCAGGCGTAACGGCAAGAGAGATTGACATCTCAGGACCAACTACGCAACAACCTGTCGGTATACCTGCAGGAATTGTAGGTACCTCTCTTAAGGGACCTGCGTTCGTTCCAGTCACAGTCGGTAACCTTTCCGACTGGTACTCCAAGTTTGGTCAGACAGACGGAAAGAAGTTTGGACCCCTTGCCGTAGTTGAGTGGCTCAGATATGCACAGTCTGCCACTTATCTTAGAGTCCTTGGAGCAGGTGACGGACGTAAGAGAAACTCAACAACAGGAAAGGTTACGTCTGCAGGTTTTACTGTAGGTGAAAGACTTCCTGATGCGGATGGAGCAATTTCTTCTAACCCGTACGCAGTCGCGGGTGTCAATGCTCCTGAAGGCAGACTTTATTTCCTCGGCTGCTTTATGTCTGAATCTGCTGGATCGACGTACTTCAGCGAAGCTGGTTTGCAGGGCGTTGGATCTGTAACACCTGGTATCACTTCTTCGCTACCAATTATAAGAGGCGTCATTATGGCTCCGTCTGGCGTAATCCTCAGGCTCTCTTCGTCTGTCGGTGGCAAGGGAGATGCTCCTACATCGTCCACCCCAGGAACGGATGCGAGCGCTAAGGGTTCTTCAGTTGGATTTGTTGCCCTCTCTGATGGTTCAAAGCCGTCGCAAGAGTTCGTTCTCTTCCTGAACGGTCACAAGGGTACAGATGCTCGCTATCCAAACACGATCACAGCATCTTTCGATCCTACGTCGAAGAGCGGCTACTTTGCAAACGTCTTTAACACCGATCCTACGAAGATTCAAGAGGCAGGCCACTATCTTTATGCAAACTGGGATATCCATCCTTCGCTTGCCGTGGTTACAGGAACTGGTCTCGTGAAGACTGCATATGGTGCGGATATAGCGGGTAATTCAAACAAAGAGCCGTCAGCATTCATTCTTACTTCCTCACTCGGAAGAAACGTCGCCACCGCCACGGTTCCTGCATACGAGTCATTTGAAGACAGGTTCTCTCACGCTGTCTCTCCCTGGGTAGTCTCTCAGAAGTTTGGCGGAAAGGTACAGAATCTTTTCAGGCTTCACGCTCTTGATGACGGCTCGGGCACCTCGACCCAGTTCAAGGTCTCAGTTGACAATATAACTGTTTCGAGCGACCCTCTTAACAGATACGGTTCCTTCACCTTGACGCTTCGCTATTGGAACGACAGAGATCAAGACAAGAAGGAACTTCCCAAGGAGGTTTATGCAGGAGTAAATCTCGATCCTTCTTCTGACAGATATATCGGCAAGGTCATAGGCGATGTATACGCTTACTTTGACTTTGATCGCGAAGAGTCTGAACAGAAGCTCGTCATCGAGGGAAATTATCCCAACAGATCCAACTATGTCAGGGTTGAAGTTCACCCAGACGTTGAGAATGGTTTCGTAGATCCTACGGCAATTCCAATGGGATTCAGAGGAATAGACCACCTTGTCACATCGGGCTCTTCACCGATGGCAGCTTTTGGCGGTACAGACAGCAACGTTCTTTCATACACGAGCGCTGCCAAGTCGACCGTCACACCGCCGCTTCCCCTCAGGAAGAAGATCACTACTTCAGATGAGTGGACTGCGACAGAGCAGGTCAACTCTCGCTTCTACTGGGGAGTTCAGTTCGAGCATCCTGTATCACTCCCGAAGAAGAACGACGGTGTCATTCCAAACAGCTCGCTCAAGGCATTCGCCAAGTTCTTCCCGTCTTTTGCGGTAACTGAGGCGAAGTTTGTCACGGGAAGCAACGCAGGTCAGCCTGACTCTGCTGCCTTTGGAATAATCGATTCAGACAGATTCTGCAACAACTTTTTCTCGCTCGAGAACGTTCAAGTCGTTACAGGCTCCAATGGACTTGCCGATCCAAACAAGTGGGTCCACGCAGTTTACTCACGTACAGGAAATACAGTTAATACTGCAGAAATCGCCGCAAGATCACCTGGTGACGAGAACAAGGTCAGATTCTTTAAGGTAGAGGATATCTCCTCCAACAAGCAGTTCGCCAAGTTCTCCTTCATCATGCAGGGCGGCTTCGACGGAACGAACATATTCGATGCTGACGAGTCAGAGATCAATAACGCAGCCGTTGCTGCCGACATGGTTGCGTCGAACTCGAGAGCCGCGAAGCCGGAAGAAGGACCCAGCGTCAGAACATATCTCAAGGCTCTCGATGTGATGAAGAACACTTCCAACGTCGACATACAGCTCCTCGCTCTCCCGGGTGTTCGTGAGCCAATTGTCACAGATGCAGCAACGCTCGCCGTCGAAGAGAGATTCGACGCTCTCTACATCATGGACGTTGAGCAGGTCGATGAGAACAACGAATCTGTCAAGGCAGAGACACAGCTTCCTTCGGTCGTGAGAACTGTAGATACTTTCGTAAATCGCTCGGTCGACTCATCGTTCGCCGCAGCATACTTCCCTGACGTCCTCTACCGTGATCCGACGGGCAAGAACGTCTTCGCGCCGCCCTCTGTTCTCGTCCTCGGAGCTCTCGCTCTCAACGACAGCGTAGGACATCCGTGGTTCGCTCCCGCAGGATTCACTCGCGGCGCTCTCCCACAGGACGCTCTCGAGCCACGCGTCAAGCTCTCACAGGGAGACATGGACAAACTCTACGACGTCTCGATCAACCCGATCGTTTCCTTCGTCGGCGGTCCACAGGCGGGAACAAATC